CCAATCAAAAAGGTAATGAACCTGATGAAGGTGAAAATGAAGGTGAAAGTGATTCTGATGATTCCGACAAATCAGTTAACCGTGACAAAGAATCAGCACCTTCTAGTGTAGACCAGTTTGATCCAAAATGCCAAACTGATGAAAACTTCCGCAACAATGAATCTATGTTGCTTGATGAGAAGTGTCGTGAGTATTTGTATGTTACTTTACCAAAAGCTAACTATAGTAATGTTATTACTCCTGCTAAAAGAGTGCAAGAATTACTAAGTGAATATTACAATCAACGAATTGAAGATGGTGGTTTAACAGAAGATAAAGTTAAAGAGTATGTTAATGAATTCAAGTCCAAGAATGAGAGATACATTTCATTGCTTGCCAAAGAATTCGAAATGCGTAAGGCTGCCAAGTCTTACAGTAAAACAAAAATCTCTGATACTGGTGATATCGATGTAAACAAACTATCATCATATAAATTTGACGATAACATTTTCCGCAAAGTGATGATTGTGCCGAAAGGCAAATCACACGGATTGATTTTGTTGCTTGACCGCTCTGGTTCTATGTCTGAAAACATGGCAGGTTCTATTGAACAGATTTTGATTCTGTCCATGTTCTGCCGTAAAGTGAATATCCCATTCATCGTATATGGTTTCGGTGATTGCACCACTTCCAATATGATTGATTCTGGTTTATCTCCTGATGACTATCACAAAAAATCAAAAGAATCTTTTAATGTAAAATTGAATGATTTGTATTTGAGAGATGTTTTTCTCCGTGAATATCTTAACTCAAAGATGAGTAATGCTGAATATTCAAAGGCACTTCGCAATATGATTTTGTTGAAAAAGTCCTATGAAATAAGAAACAACCGCTATTATGCAAACTATATTGGTCAACCTGAATCAGAGAATTTGTCCAATACACCTATGAATCAGGCGATTGTTGCTCTTGCTGGTGTTATGAAGGCATTCCGCAAACAAAATAATCTAGATATGAGTAGTCTGGTGATTGTACATGACGGTGATGCTGATAATTGTTCCGCATACAAAACAATGGATACAAGAAGAAATTACATTACCAATATTGAAGAAGAAGTTGAAGTTGGTAGAGGTTTTAATATCCGTTCAACCAATGTTATTCTAACCGATAGACAACATAAGTATCAAAGGCAATTGATTGATAAACCAGATGCAACACATTCTGATGTTTTGACAAATGGTATCTTAGATTGGTTCCGTGCAACAACAGAATCTAAAATCTTTGGTTTCTTTTTGTTATCTGGTTATCGTAGTTCTGTAAAAAATGCTATTCACAATCGTTATGTTTTTCCTGACGGTACTGATTTGAATCAAATGCAGAGAACCAATTTTTCACAAAAAGTAATTGAACAAACACGATTGGTGAAAGAATTCAAAAGTGAAAAATTCCTCATCTCTCATCGTCCTGGTTACGATGCCTTTTATCTTGTATCTGGCGGTAGTGACTTAGTTACCGAGACTGAGGAAATTGAAGTTGAGGGTAAAGTTACCACCAACAAATTGAAAAACGCCTTTATGAAATTTAATAAAAAGAAAGCAATCAACCGAGTGCTAGTCTCGAAATTCATACAGGGCATTGCTGCCTAACTGTTGCCTAAAAACAACAGAGGCGCTTGACACCTAGAAATAGGTGTGTTATAATGGTGTTATTGAAATTGAAGGAGTATTTTATATTATGAGTAATCGTACCGAAGTCCGTGAACAGTTTATCAAAAACCTTATTGGTTTGGGTAAAACTACTGTAACAAAATCCGAAATTAAAGAAGTATGTAAATCTGTTGGCATTTCAAGTGCTCAATGGTTTACTAGAGAACCAAGTAACAAAGTTGGTCGTGGTCTTTACAAAGTGCCTACATCAGGTCAAGTAAACACAATTGCACCTGCTACAATTAATTTACAAGCACAAGTTATACCAATGACTAAACATGTTGAAAAATCCGATAATCGTATTCTTAATGTAGTTACTGACCTTGAAATGTCGGATATGATTCCAAAATCATATAAAAATTATGTGCCATTTGGCAACTTTGATGATGTAATTTCCATTGTACAATCAATGCGATTCTTTCCTGTTTTCATTACTGGTCATTCTGGTAACGGTAAAACAATGTCAATCGAACAGGCATGTGCTAAGGCGAAAAGAAAATTCGTTTGTATTTCCATGACACCTGAAACCGATGAAAGTGATTTGCTCGGCAACTATGTTTTGATTAACGGAAATATGGAATGGAGAGACGGTCCTGTGACTATCGCTGCTCGCCAAGGCGCTGTGCTTTGTATTGATGAGATTGATTATGGTGCTCAGAATCTTTCCTCATTACAACGGGTGCTTGAAGGCAAACCATTTATGTTGAAGAAGAAAGGTGAATTGATTACACCTGCTCCTGGTTTCACCGTATTTGCTACTGCAAACACTAAAGGTAAAGGTAGTGACGATGGTCGTTACATGTTTACCAATGTATTGAATGAGGCTTTCCTTGAGAGATTCCGTACAACAATGGAACAAGAATTTCCACCTGTTCGTACAGAACGAAAGATTATCGAAAAAGAATTGGCATCCGTTAATCGTGCCGATGATGACTTTGCCGAGAAACTTGTTACTTGGGCAGATGTAATTCGTAAAACATTTGCTGACGGTGGTTGTGATGAAGTGATTTCTACTCGCCGTTTAGTGCATATTGTAGAAACATTCGGTATCTTCGGTGATAAGATGAAGGCGATTGGTCTTTGTTTGAACCGCTTTGATGATGATACTAAGGCATCATTCCTTGACTTGTATACCAAAGTTGATGCAGGCGCTTCTGTTGAACAGTTGCTTGCACCTGAACCTGAACCACAACCTGAAGTTACCTCAGATACAGAAGAAGAAGAAGTTCCATTCTAATTAAATTTCCTTTCGGTACTTTGACCCGGCAAATGTCGGGTCTTTTTTCATTTGTACCGAACAAACGCTTGACTCCGTTAGTGAGTTAGTGTATACTTATAACATATTTGAGAGTTATCTGAATCGCCTCTCAAATGCCTTTCAATTGCGATTCGTTTTTATCATGGAGATATTATGTCTACAAAATCTAAAGTCCTTGCCTATCTTTCTAAAGAAGGTTCTTACAACACTTTGACTGCAAACAAAATGCAATCAGTATTCGGTGTTGCAAATCCATCCGCAACCATCAATGAGTTGCGTAATGAAGGTAATGCAATTTACCTGAACACTCGCATCAATGCGAATGGTGACAAAGTTGCTTTCTATCGCTTGGGTACACCAACTAAGCGTATGGTTGCTGCAGGCATCGCTGCAATTCGTTCCACTGGTGAGCGTGCATTTGCCTAATTTTTCTTAGGAAAAATGCGAAAGGGGAGATATATATTAGTATCTCTCCTTTTTTTTATTACAGAATGGGCATATTATGGAAATACAAGTTAACATTGAAGAACTAAAAAAGAAAAAACTTTTTGTTGCCACACCAATGTATGGTGGAATGAATCATGGTTTATACATGAAATCATGCCTAGACTTACAAGCAACAATGGGGAAATATGGCATTGAAACCAAATTTTCTTTCCTTTTCAACGAATCATTAATCACAAGAGCTCGAAACTATCTTGTTGATGAATTCCTTCGTACAGATTACACACACTTATTGTTTATCGATTCTGATATTCATTTCAACCCACAAGATGTTGTCGCACTATTAGCATTAGATAAAGATGTTATTGGTGGACCTTATCCAAAGAAATCAATGAACTGGAGTAACATTGCACAAGCTGCAAGAAATCATCCAGACATGCAACCAAAAGAACTTGAAACTCTTGTTGGTGAATATGTTTTCAATGTGGTAAAAGGTACACAACAATTCCAAGTTACCGAACCATTAGAAGTTATGGAAATTGGTACTGGTTACATGTTGGTGAATCGAACTGTCTTTGATAAGATGGCAAAAGAATATCCGACTATTAAATATAAACCAGACCATGTTGGTCAAGCAAACTTTGATGGTTCAAGATATATCCACGCTTACTTTGATACTGTAATCGATTCTAAAGAATCAATCACAGGTGGTGGTTCGGATCGTTACTTGTCAGAAGATTATATGTTCTGTCAAATGTGGCGTAAAATGAACGGAAAGATTTTCTTGTGTCCGTGGATGAAAACTCAGCACATCGGTACCTATGCATTTACAGGTAATATGCCTGCTGTTGCACAGTATACAGGTAAACTATGACCGATGATGTTGTAAAAGCATCTCAGACCGCTACAACTGGCGGTCGTAAGTTTGATGGCGGTAAACTACAATATGGTTTACTGCCACCACTTGCACTAAAAGCCACAGTTGAAATTTTGACCTTTGGCGCAGAGAAGTATGAACCGGATAACTGGAAATATGTTCCAGATTCCAAACGGAGATACTTTGATGCGATGCAAAGGCATATGTGGGCATGGAAAGAAGGTGAACAGAATGATCCAGAATCAGGCAAAAATCACCTTGCTCATGCTCTTTGTTGCCTCATGTTTCTGTATGAACATGATACAATGTATTCTGTTGATGACAATTCTTAATTATGAGAGGTATTAAATGAAATTATCAAACGACACACTATCGGTGTTAAAAAACTTCGGTGCCATAAATCAAGGCATCATGTTTAAAAAAGGTAAGAAACTTAAAACAGTTTCTTCACATAAAAATATTCTTGCTGAGGTAGATATCAAAGAAGATATTCCAGCAGACTTCGGTGTATATGACTTGAACAATTTCTTGTCGGTTGTATCACTACATAAAGATGATCCAACATTTGAGTTCGATGAGAAACATGTTGTTATCGTTGGCAACAAAGGTCGCAGTAAGATTAAATATCGCTTCTGTGAACCCACAATGATTGTTGTTCCACCTGAGAAACAACTAACAATGCCTGATGCAGAGATTAACTTCACTCTTTCTGCTGAAGACTATGATTGGATTATGCGGGCTGCATCTGTTCTATCTTCACCACAAGTCGCTGTTGAATCCGATGGTAAGAAAGTTTCAATTGTAACTATTGACTTGGCAAATGACTCTGCACATACCGATGCACTTGAAATTTCTGCTGGTGATGGCAGTAAGTATCGCATGGTATTCAAAACTGAAAACCTTAGTAAGATTCTTGCTGGTGGTTATGAAGTTGCTATCTCTTCAAAAGGCATTTCAAACTTCAAACATAAAACACACCCACTTCAGTATTGGATTACAACTGAACAAGGTTCTAAGTTTGAGAAGGCTGCTTAATTATGAAATACTCTGACGCATTTCCTGATGATGAAGAAACACCACTTGTTCAACTTGAGCAAAAACAACCAGTTTTTCCTAAGTTAACAATGCAAGAATACATTGCAGTATTACAAGCAGAAAGAGAAACTCTTTTGAAAGACTATTACAAACCACAATCAGAAGGCACAGGACATTATAATACTGCCGCTTCTGTTTTACAATTCCGCATCACCGAATTGTCTAGGGGACTATAATGGCTGTTAAAATCTTTACAAATATTTTTAAAGGTAATGCTACTGATAGTGTCGCTATTAATCCAGCACATGTAGTATCAGTTTGGGAAGGAATTCAAGTATCAGAAACAAATGAAGTTTCAACTGTTACTTGTCTCTTTACAATTACTGGTCAAACTTTTCAACTAGAAGATACATACCTTGAAGTTGTTGCTAGACTGAACGAAGTCTAATTTTTTTTTATTTTATATTATGAGGTATTGTGATGGAACATTTATTGTGGACAGAGAAGTATCGTCCTAAAACAGTAGAAGAGTGCATACTGCCTGATAGGTTGAAACAACCATTTCAGGAATATGTTAATCAAAAACAAATCCCCAATCTCTTACTGAGTGGCGGTGCAGGTGTGGGTAAAACTACAATTGCAAAGGCTATGTGTAATGAGGTTGGTTGCGATTTTCTAGTAATCAATGGTTCAGACGAATCGGGTATTGATACATTCCGTGTCAAAATCAAAAACTATGCTTCGTCAATGTCACTAACTGGTGGCCGTAAGGTCATCATTATTGATGAGGCAGATTATCTAAATCCCAATTCAACACAACCTGCGCTTCGTAATGCAATTGAAGAGTTTGCAGGCAACTGTTCATTCATCTTTACTTGTAATTACAAAACTCGTATCATTGAACCATTGCATAGTCGCTGTGCAGTTATTGATTTCAATCTGAAGAACGGTGAGAAGGCCAAGATGGCATCTGCTTTCTTTAAGAGAGTTCAGATGATTTTGCAAAGTGAAAAAATTGAGTTTGTTGATTCAGTTATTGCAGAATTAATTAAGAAACACTTTCCAGACAATCGCCGTATTCTAAATGAGTTGCAACGATACTCACAGTTTGGTAAGATTGATACTGGTGTTCTTGCACAGATTGGTAATGTTCAACTTACTGAGATTACTAAACACATCAAAGACAAAGACTTTGGTGCGATTCGTAAATGGGTTGGTGGTACAGATATTGATGCGAATGTTTTGTTTCGTCAACTGTATGATGCATTGTATGATGTGATGAAACCACAATCTATTCCACAAGCGGTTTTGATTATCGCAGAGTATCAATACAAACAAGCGTTTG